GAACTGCAAGCACATATTTTCGTGATTACAAAATAAATTTAAAATCTTCTACTTCTTTTCCTGTCACTATAAGAGTAAATAGGACAACGGCAGACAGTACAGAATCAACACATGTCAACGCTTTTCAATGGTCATCTTTTACAGAAATAATTAATGAACAGAGAGCTTACGCAAATTCGGCTCATGTTGCCTTACGTTTTGATGCTGAAACCTTTCCAGCACAGCCTAGTAGAATGTATCGGATACGCGGTACAAAAATAAAAATACCTCATAATGCAACTGTAAGAACCGATGGATCTTTAAGCTACAGCGGAACATTTAATGGATCTTTTAAAACTGACAAAGCTTGGACAAATGATCCTGCATGGATTTTATATGATTTATTGACGACATCTAAAGGTTTTGGAGATCATATCGCAGAAAGTCAACTTGATGTTTTTAGTTTCTTTGCAGCTAGTCAATACGCATCAGCACAAGTTGATGATGGTGAAGGCGGAACAGAACCAAGATTTGCTTGTAATGTCGTAATAAATACCAGGAAAGAAGCATACAACTTAATTAATGAACTTTGTTCAGTTATGCGTGTGATGCCTTTTTATTCAGCGGGTGCTATTTCAATTTCGTGCGATAAACCTACAGATGCTTCTTATTTATTTAATTTATCAAACGTAACGCCTGAAGGTTTTACTTACAGCAACACAAGTAAATCAACAAAACATACTGTTGTTAATGTTGCTTATTTTGACAATGAAACTCAAACCATTGATTATGAAACTGTAGAAGATACAGCTTTACAAACTAAATATGGGCAAGTTGTAAAAAATTTAAGAGGATTTGCAACGACATCAAGGGGGCAAGCTTCGAGGCTCGGCAAGTGGTTTATATATACACAATCCAATGAAGCGCAAACAGTAACTTTTACAACAACACTTGAAGCGGGAACACTTGTAAGACCTGGTGCAGTTATCAATATACAAGATCCTATGCGGGCAGGGGTAAGAAGAGGAGGAAGAATAAAGACAGGAGTTTCAACAACACAGATTATTGTTGATGATGAAAATAATACAGATTTAGCAACAACTGATTCTGCAAGTTTATCTGTAATTTTATCTGATGGTTCTTTAGAAACCAAATCAATAAGTGATATTACAGGTACAACAATAACTGTTGATTCAGCTTTCTCATCTGTTCCGCAGGCAAACAGCGTTTGGGTAATTGAAAATACATCATTACAACTACAAATTTTTAGAGTTATATCTGTTACAGAAGTAAGCCAATTAAATTATCAAATTGTCGGCGTTTCTCATAACCCAGATAAATATAATTTTGTAGAGGATGGCACTGCTCTAACAGCCAGAACGATAACAACTTTGACTGCCTTAAAACCAGCACCAAGCGATTTACAAGGAAAAGAACAAATTGTTGTTTTAAATAATCGTGCTGTTAGTAAATTATTTATTCAATGGCAACCTGTTAGCGGTGTTACTGAATATATGGTTCAATATAGATTTAAAGATGAAAACGTTATTTCTGAACGAGTAACAAGACCAGATTTTACTATTTTTGAAACATTAGAAGGAAGTTATCAAGTAAGAGTTTTTAGTTATAACGCATTAGGAAAACCAAGTATCACACCCGCAACAACAACATTTACAACAGTAGGAAAAACGGCTTTACCTGATGATGTGCAGAATGTACAAATAGAACCTTTGTCAGATCAGTTTGTACGACTACGTTTTGATAAATCTACAGATGTTGACGTTATTCATGGTGGAAACGTGGTTATACGTTCATCTAACTTGACAACAGGAGCAACTTTTACAAATGCTATTGATGTTATTCCTGAACTTTCTGGAAATATAAGCGAGTCGATTGTACCGAATATTGTAAACGGTACTTATTTTCTTGCTTTTAGGGATGACGGAGGGCGACTTAGTGCAAATGCTGCATCAATAAAAAATATAAATACAAAACCTGATTTATTTCCAAAGCTAACTATTTTAGAAGATAGAGAAGATTTAGACAGCCCACCTTTTCAAGGTGTCAGGGACGATTGTTTTTTCTCTGATGAAGTTAATGGGCTTGTTTTAGGATCCACAGAATTAATTGATGATGTTACAGATTTTGATTCAATAGCTGATTTCGATTTTATAGGTGATGTAGATTTCTTAACTGGGGGTCAATATTTCTTTAAATCAACTTTGGATCTTGGAGGGAAACAACCTTTAAAACTTCGCAGGCATTTTGTGACTCAGGGTTTCTTGCCTAATGATTTGATTGATAAAAGAACTGCAAATGTCGATACGTGGACAGATTTTGACGGAGCGACTGCATTTAATGTGAACGCCACGCTATCTGTCGCCACAAGTGACTCTGATCCTGATTTGTCAGTATCGGCCACATATACAATTAATGATGGTTCTGGGGGTGCAGGCACAATAATAACGATCACTAAAACATCACATGGTTATAGTGTTGGGAGTCTTGTAACTTTAGATTTTACTTCTGGAACTGGTGTTGATGGTGACTATATTATTCAATCTGTTCCAAATGCAAACACTTATATTTTAACTTCTGCAACTTCTTTAAATACAAGCGGAAACTGCACATATTCAGCAGAATTTGAACCCTATCAAAAGTTTGTAAATGGTACATATATTGGAAGAGGTTTTAAATTTAAATGTGATCTTTTATCGACTGACCCCGCACAATCAATTGAAATAGATCAACTTGGATATTTTGCTGAGTTAGATAGCAGAACAGAAACAAGTCTTGGTAATGCAGCCGCTTCAAGTGGTGGATTTATTGCAAGCGGTACTTCTACAAAATCTGTTACATTCTCAAATTCATTCTTCACAGGGCAGTCAGGCACTAGCGTTGCAGCAAATTCTGTTTTACCTTCTATAGGAATAACGATAGAAAATGCTTCATCTGGTGATTTCTTTACTTTGTCAAACATTACTGGAACAGGTTTTGATATAGATATAAAAAATGGATCTAGTCATGTAAACAGAAACTTTAAATATGCTGCTACAGGCTTTGGGCGTGGTAGTTAATGTTGCTTTAGGATATACTTAAAGAAAATTTTGGATTAGGAAATGGCACAGCACGATTATGTAATAGATAACTCCACAGGAGCAAACGTCAGGGCAGACATCAATAGCGTTTTACAGGCAATAGCAAGTAATAATTCTGGATCTTCAGCACCATCTACCACTTTTGCTTTACAGTTTTATGCTGATACAACAAATACTATTTTTAAACTAAGAAATGCTGCAAATAATGGATATGTTAATCTATTTACTTTATCTGGAGGCCCAGCTTTTGCTGCTGATGGAACGATAAATAGTGTAAATATAGGTAAAGGTGCAAACTCTGTTTCTAACAATACTGTTCTTGGACAAAGTGCTTTAGATGCTGCTGTTACTGGAAATAATAATACTTCAATTGGGTTTTCAACTCTCACAGCTAATACTTCAGGTCAACAAAATACTGCAGTAGGATCGGTTGCTTTAACATCAAACACAACTGGCCAGAGAAATACATCAATAGGAGTTTCCTCTCTAAATTCAAATATAACTAATAGTAATAATACAGCAGTTGGATATACTGCACTTTTTAGTAATACCGCAGATAATAATACTGGAATTGGTTATGCAACCTTATCACAGAATACTTCTGGAACTTCAAACGTAGCAGTTGGAGCCAATTCTTTAGATGCTAATACTACAGCATCTAATAATACTGGAGTTGGATATAACGCCTTAACATCAAATTCTACTGGCGAGAGTAATTGTTCTTTAGGTACTTTTGCATTACAAAGCAACACAACAGCAGGTGATAATAGTGCTTTTGGAAAAAGTGCTTTACAAAATAACACAACTGGTTCTAATAATACTGCTGTTGGAAGTCAAGCACTTAAAGCAAACACAACTGGAACGCTGAACGTAGCTGTAGGTAATAATGCGTTAGATGCTAATACTACTGGACAAAAAAATACAGCATTAGGATCGAGTGCTTTAAGTGCTAATACAACAGCAGATAATAATACCGCAGTAGGAAATGGTGCTTTATTGCTTAGTACAGGAGCAAGTAATACTGCTGTTGGAGGTGATGCTTTATTACTAAACACAACTGGATCTACTAATGTCGCTGTTGGTAATGATGCATTAAGAGAAAATACCACAGCATCTGATAATACTGCCGTAGGACATGATGCATTAAGAGCAAACACAACTGGATTTCAAAATACTGCTGTCGGAGTCGACTCTTTAAGTTCAAACACAACTGGAGGAAATAACACTTGTATTGGCAGATTTGCTGGGCAAAGTGTAACAACAGGAGGAAATAATCTTTGTTTAGGAAATCATGCGGGTAAAACTGCTTCTCCTTCAGGAAACATAACGACAGCAAGTGATCAAGTTTGTTTAGGAGATAACAGTATTACTAATGCTTTTATAAAAGTAGCTTTTACAGTTACTTCAGATCAAAGAGATAAAATTGAAGATGGTGTTGTTTCTCATGGTTTAGATTTTGTAAATCAACTAAAACCAAAATCATTCTGGTTTAGAAAAAATCGTGATTCTGATAAAAAACATGGTGATAAAAGATATGGATTTTATGCTCAGGATATTCTTGCTTTAGAAGGTTCTGACAGTGTAATTATTGATAGTAAAGATTCTGAAAATCTTAAATTTAAAGGAGATCAATTAATACCTGTATTAGTAAATGCAATAAAAGAATTATCAGCAAAAGTCACAGCCCTTGAAGCAGGGTAAACTGTAAACAAATCTATTTTAATTATGGAAGAAAGAACCGCAGATGAAATCGCAGCTATCTTTTCTGCTGCTGGTGATAGTGTAACTGTTATCAACACCGCTAAAACATCAGATGAAACTGATGACGATTATAAAGACAAGATCAAGCGTAACGTAGAGCATCTTGAAATTATCAAGGGCTATAAAAAGCTTGATGAAACAACTTCTATTTGGACATCTGAATCATTTACAGATATAGATAAAGCAATCACTGATGGTAAAAAAGTTTACGAATAAATGAATTTACAGGAAAAACTACAACAACTGGCGATAGAAAGACAAAATCTTACTATTGCCTTGCATGAAATTAATGGTGCGATGAAGTTGCTGGAACAACAGATTTTGGAGATTCAAGAGACACCCGAAGCATCGCAGCCATCAGATACAGAGGCATCAATCCAACCAGAAGAAGTAGCGTCATAAATGTAAGTGGTGCTACCATCTTATTAAGAACTTCTTTAATCATGTTTAACAAAGTTGCTAATGTCCTAAGTATAGTTTCCTTCGTTATGGTGGCAAGTATGAGTGGAGGTGCATACTTTGGTTATAAATATGTAACGTCAGAGCAATTTAAAAGTAGAGTTATGAGTCAGATAATGAAGGAAGTACAAACAATATTGACTGGACAGATTAATAAGAAATTACCTTCAGTTACAGGTAAATCTTTACCTTTATAGTGGAAATACCAGAAATAAATATACCTGACATACAAATACCTGATGTATATATACCACAAGTAATTTTACCAGGATATGAACCCCTCAATGTAGAAAGTGTTGGATGCAAGTATTATCACCGAGATGTTAAAAATACAGGTAATAGAAATTTAATTATAGAAGATCCTAATGGAGTAACAAGTAATTGCCCATTTCCGTCTTTTATTCCAATGAATTATCAGGCCGATCAACTAATAATTACAGAAACAGCATTACCAGCAGAAGAGAAACAAAAATTACCAGAAGGTAAACCACCGCAACCAGAAATACCAAAAGATAAAAAAGATGAGCCTATAGTACCTCCATGTCCTGATAAGAATAATCAAAGAGTAGGAGATTTTCGTAACGAAAAAAGGCTAGAGCGTGTTACTGGTCATAAAAGAGGTGATGATGGTATTGAGTGTATAACGATTTATGAGAACGTCGCATTCAAAGATCAGTACATTCC